CTGTGCTAATGTCGTAATTCGTCCCGAGAGAGTACGAGTAGACAGAATCAGAGCCATTCCCAATAATGTAGAGTTGACTCCCATCTCCATTGAAGGTGAAGCCGTTCGGGATATTGTCTTCAGTACTCACATCGAAGGAATTATTCACCGAGGCTGTGCTAATGTCGTAATTTGTCCCGAGAGTGTACGAGTAGACAGAATTAGAGCCAAACCCAATAATGTAGAGTTGACTCCCATCTCCGTTGAAGGTGAGGCCTGACGGGGAACTTTCTTCAGTACTCACATCGAAGGAATTATTCAACGAGGCTGTGCTAATGTCGTAATTTGTCCCGAGGGTGTACGAGTAGACAGAACCAGAGCCGAACCCAATAATGTAGAGTTGACTCCCATCTCCATTGAAGGTGAGGCCTTGCGGGGAGCCGTCTTCAGTACTCACATCGAAGGAATCGTTCAACGGTGGGGTAGTCGAGCCAGTAAGACTTCCACCAGATGCAAACAGTCCACCAGTAAGCGAAACGTTTGCCTCCTCGAATGAAGATGCAATTCGCTCAGTCGTAATCTGTTCTGTTGGACTCTCCTGTCCAACACTTCGAACATCAGTGACAGCCGTAACTCCAGTTCCATCAGTGTCGTACTCGTACAATGGAATCTTCTGGTCGGCATTCCCGCTCGCTGAATCGAACGCAGATTGAAGGCCGATGATTACATCATCAGTACCATCTTTGTTCCATCCGACGTACACCGTTTGTCCGATCGTACTTGCTGAAAGTGAGACTGTCGTTACTGTATCGATAGCAAGCCACGACCCGAAGATAAATGCCTCACCGCCATCAATATCCACATCGAGCGATGCTGCGCCACTCGATTCGCTGAAGGCGTTGAGATTACTGTCAGTAATTCCTGCATCTTGTACTGCAATTTCTGAAGTACTGTCGGCAGGGCTAATATACCCATCGCCAGCACCTCCTGCAAGTGCAATTGCTCCTGCTGTCTTGAATGCCTCTGCCGGTCGGTTGATAGACGGATTAACTTTTTCTGTCATGAATTGCTATTGAAAACTGCTACAGCCTTATACGTCGCTGAACGAGAGTGTGACATCGAATGTCACAGTCTTTGAGTTGTCCTTCGTCACTGCACCGAAATCGGTGTGGTTGATCAGGAAGACTTCGTCGTTTGCGATGTTGGCCGGATCACCAGTGAATAGGCCGAGTTCGTCGAGACTGTTTCCATTGGCCTCAGTGGAGTCAACGAACGTCGATGCGAGAAGTTCTTTGCTGTTATCGGCGTGATCGGTGACAGCCTCGGAGTAGACACGGTTGTTGAGATCGGTGTCAGATGTGGCGGTACCGGTTGCGCCATCATCTCCGAGTGCGAGCCACGACGCCGTCACGTTGTCCTTTGCAGCGGACTGTGACGGATCGAGGTTGTCAACGAAGTACTGATGGAATCGATCAGTCGTAACGTTATACGAAACCTGCTCCTCGTCCGGCTCGACGAACATCTCGGCATACTCTCGCTCCTCGGGGCTGAGTGCGTCGAGATCGAAGTCTTCGGGATCGCGGGTAACGAGCATCTTCTCGTCCTTCGACAACTCGTCCCACTCAGGGATCGCGCTGCGGAGTTCGTCTGCACTGTGTACTTTTGTGTCGATACGTCCTTCGATTGTCAGACCGCTGTTGGTAGATCGGTGTTCCATTAGTGAGTAGTAAGTTGTGTGTTGATATGTGTTGTGGGCACTTAAATGTTTCGATTGTGTGCGATTATCGCGTCAGTTGTGCTCCTTTGTCCACGTCATTGTGTTCCAGCCACCAAGTCCCCACGCAACGAGTGTCGTGGAAACCGTGACTGATTCATCGCTGCCTGTTGTCTCGACTGAACTGAGTGTATTCTGATCAACGGTGGCTACATCGTGAGAGCCAGCACCATCAGACACCGTTGTTTTGTTCTGGTCGATTTGTACTGCATCATCGGAAGACATGGCGTCCGATACAGTGAGTGCATTCTGATCAATGAACGCTGCATCGTCGGCCACCATCTCGTCGTTGACAGTAACCAGATTTCCGTTGATCGTAACGGAATCAACGACGCCAGCTTGTTCACTTAGTGTGCGAACGAGATCATCGATCTGCTGCCACTCGAAGAAGTCCCAGTTTGTTTCTTGTTGATCCCATCGGGATGCTGTATCATCAACTGTAACTGAAGTCGTGTCATCAACTGACACATCTTCATCGGCTGTTTGTTGGTTCTGATCGACTGCTGCTACGTCAGCAATCGACACATCATCGTCTGTCGTACGCAGGTTGGGATCAACAGTTGCTTCATCATCGACCACCATGTCTTCTCCCAAGTCAATACCTTCAGTAATGCTTACGTTGTCGCTGAACCCGACTTCTTCATCAGCGACATCGTAACTGATCGATGCAAACCGGACACCCGATGGGTCTGCAAGATCAGCCAGTTCAGTAAGGGTTTGGAGTTGGTGTGGTGGGAACGGCGTCGTAATTCGGACGACATACTCGTTCTCAACGAAGTCTTCGGTAACGAGGATCTGATCAGGTGGCAGGTCGAGGGCAGATGCAACCGCGAACTTGATCCCGTCTACCGTTCCACGTCCACTGAACGACTGAACGATGGAGCGGAGGAACGTCGAGTACTCGTCGTCTGTTCGTCCACGACGCTTCCCGAGTTCACCGAATATCGCCCCGATCCGGTCGAGGTCAGAGCTATTCCGCTGGATGATGTCGGCTGCGTCGGCGTACACGATTCCTGTTCCGGAGTCGTTGAACGCACGCCATCGAATGCCACCAGACGTGTACTCCGTATCGACGATCGTTACCGTCACGAGGTCGTTGTTGTCCTCGTCGATAAGTGTGGCGACGATGTCACCGATAGGAGACACGCTGACTTCGACTTGCATCCACTCGCCGAAGTATGTGCTCAGATCGACGGAGGCGGTATCCTTCTTCGTATTGCCACCGTCCTTCTGGAGGATGAACTCATCGGCCTTCGAGTCTATCTGGACGCTGTAGTAACGGTCGTCCGTACCGTTCTGGTACATGAAGTCGAAGTACCCGATGTCGCCATCGTTGGTGAGTTGCATGTAGTACGTGAAGGTGTCACCACGCTTCGGGTACCGTTCGAGGCCACTCGTCGATGTGATGGTAAGCGGATCATCCTTGCACTCGCTCTGCATCTTGAGTGCCCAGTTGCCCTGTAGAACGACACTCGACTGAACGTTGATACTACCTTGGCAGTAGTCTGTCGTGTACTCAACGATCTCCTCGTCCTCGAAACTGTCGATGTAGCCAGTGTTGGTCGCTGTATCGACGTAGTGGGAGTTGATGACCTCGTTAATGTCGTTGGTAACGCGGTCGAACTCGTCCTCGTACGACTCGACGTACCGAACGATGATGGAACGAGCGAGATAGGTGATCTCGAAATCCGTATTGTCATCCGGTGACACACCACCCACACCAAAGTCGATCGTCTCCAGACGACCATCGTTGTCGGTGTCGATGATCTCGTAGTCGGTTCCCTGCTCGAACGAGTAGTCGTCTCCGTTGACGACACCAGTGATGTTCTCTACTTCGAGCACAGGGGCCTTGTTCGGAACGTACTGTTCCTTAACGGCGTTCGGAGTATCGTCGTACTCGATTACCTCGTACGTGTGTGTCTCAGGTCCAACCCGAAGCTCCTCCATCGGGAGCAGGTCGGGGAACCGTCCCTTTATGTTACTCATACGTAGTGATCTCCACTTCGTCTACAACAGGGCTGATCTTTTCTCGCTGCGTAACGAAGTAGTCTTCGTCAGCATGTGTCTGAATCGTGGCATCAACCGAGAAGTCGGTGTCGCCATCAGGATCATCTCCTGCAAGTGACCAGTCGATCTGATCGATGTGTCCGTCAGAGTCACCGTCAAGTTCGTTGAAGTCAGTGCCCTCGACGAACTCGTGGCCCTCGGTGCCACCGAGCGTTCCAGTGACTTCGTAGATCGAGCCAACGTTGACCTCGTAGTTGACGGTGAAGTCCTCGGGATTGTTCGGCGTTGATCCACCAGATAGCCAGCGGAGCGTGTCCTTCTCACCGTTGCCATTTGTGTCAACGATGTCGTAGTCGGTTCCGAGCGTGTACGTGTCGCCAGAGTTGTCAGAGACACTGGAGTCGTCTGCCAGTGCTGGCAGGTACGTCAGGGCGTAATCGCTCGACCCATCGTACGTGAACGTCTCGCTGGTCGAGGTGATCGTCTCGTAGTTCACCTCGAAGATCGTCCCGTCGTCGGGGACAGTCGAGCCACCAGAGAAGTCGATCGAGTCCAGCATTCCGTCGCCGTCGTCGTCCACCACGGAGTAGTCGGTTCCGCCACCAGTGAGTGTCTGGTCTGACTGACTATTGACGACTGCCTCGACCGATACCGTCGAATCATCGACTGGGGCAACACCAAGCTCGTACACGTCTGTATCGGACGTGAAGTAGTGTTCTTCGTCTTCGATGAACCCGAGCGGGGAGTCAGCAAGATCGTACGCATCAGTTCCGGATTGGAACGTGATTCGGTGATTGACGACCTCTGTGACTCTGACGTTGAGCGTGAGGATGTTATCGACGTTCGGTTCGATGTTGAGAATCCGTTGCTTGACACGATCGCCAATGTAGTCCCCCCCAAGGTCGAGATTGAAGATGTAGTCCTCGATTTCGTCCTTGACCTGTAGCTGATCGATGTCAGTACCTTGAAGCTCGACCTCTATGGCGAGGTTGTAGGTAACCGGACGAACGAGGTTGTGTCGAATACCGGCAGGGCGGGAGGTATCGATAGCATCTTCGACCTCGCTCGCAACACCACCGTCTACAATCACGTCCACGTAGACCGGTGTTGCGTCGATGAACTCGTCAACGAATACGTCGTTGACACCTTCGACATTTCCAAGGATGTAGCCCTCGATTCCGGCTGTCGTACCTCCGCCGGAGGTTTCGAAGACAGCGTTCTTGATTCGCTCACGAAGCTCATCATTTGTCTCGGGGTCTTCACCGCCAGTGGCTGCTGCCGGGTTGTTGACACTCTCGACACCCGGCGGTGGGGACCGAAGCCGTGAGATACGTCCAGATCCAACGTTATAGTCAGATCCTTCCTCCTCAGCTACGACACTCACTTCGACGAAATCGCTGTTCCCCTGTTCGGACGGGGTAACGTAGTTATCTCCGTCGAGATCGACAGCGTAGATAAACTGATCCCCATCGAAGTCCGGTGGGGTGGAAACCTTCATCCCGTCAGGGACACGTGTGTTCTGGTCGAATACGTCGATCCGAACGTCGGCAGTTGCCGGTTCACCGAGATCACGTTCTGCACCAACGAGCGCCCCGAGGTTATCGAGGTGCTCGTCCAGCATGTACTGGTTGAGCAGGTCGAGATCATCGAAGTTTTCGAGGCCAAGCTGGTCGAGATCACTTTCCGTGATCGGACCACCGGCATAATCGACCCAACCAGAGAGTTGGGCTGCCAGCAACCTGACCTCGAACTCGTACATCTCCTCGGCGAACGTATTGAGGAACAGCTTGTTGAAGCTGGTGCTGACGAAGTTCGTCAGCTTCGCAATACGTCCCCGAAGACGCGACTCTACCGATTCTTCAATATCGTCTTGGGGTGTTGGTTCAATAACCATATACATGCTATTATACCGTGATAACGTCGTCGATCTGGATGCCAGTCACTGTCGTCAGCGAGATGCTGATCTCCAGTTCTGACCCATTGTTGACCGTTTCTACCTCGATCTCCTCGACCGTATCGACCCGCTCGTCACTCAGCACGAGTTTCCGAACACGGAGCCGAATGTCGGCTGCACGACCGTCGTCGATGACCTTCCCGACAACACCTCGTGACCGACGGTCACTGTTCGGGTCGTCCTCGTCAACATCCGTACCGATCTCAGAGCCAGTCAGTGCGCGACCAACGATGAACGCAAGGTCCTTCAGCAACTCACTGCCTTCTTCGTTGAACGAAAGGTCACCGTCACGTTCGTTCACATACAGGTCCCACTGTTCATCAAGAGCAAGACCAGAACCAAGGCTATCAGTCATGGGGTATCACTATTTGCGACTATCGTATAGAACCGCTCCAAAAGTCGGGCCAGATGGCCTCGACCTCCCCACTATCAGGTAAGACGTGGGGATACTTAAACCTTTCGGACGAGGGTTGATCAGTTGACGAACACTTCCGACGACCTGACCAGATCAATGCTCGTGACGTGTCCGTCACCATCGGTCGTCGTGTTGATGTCCTTGATGACGCCCTTGCTGGACCCCGAAAGGTTCACCTGTCCACCAGTACCCTCGGTGATGTCTATCGTTCCATCCTTGAGGCTGATTGTCGTGCCGTTATCAGTTTCCTGCACCTCGATGTTGCCATCGGTGTGAACACGAACCTGCGTCTCCGACCCACTGTCGTCCAGCACGATCTCCGTAGAGGGGTCTGAGAGGCCGTCAGATTTCTTTGCTATTCGGACAAGGTTTGGGTCGCCCGCGCTGTGATCGTCCTTCTCTGCCTCGATGTAGAGCTTCTCACCGCTGTCAGGACCAAACTCCCGGCGGAAGTGTCCGGACCGAGCGAGTGGCGCACGGTTTTTGTCAGTGTAGATGACGTTGGCAACGTATGGGCGCTGCGTCTTGCTCTTGAGGAAGCCGATCTCCACCATATCGTTCTTCTGTGGAACGTAGATGGAGCCGTTGTGGTCGGTGTGAACCGGAATGCGCTTCATCTCCTCGGCACGACCGGCAAGCTGGACGTTGACCTCGTGGTTCGAAATCTGGTCCTCTGTTCCGTCGTGCTCGAATACCTTCGTTACGAACCCGGTTACGCTCTGCCAACGCCGTAGATAGCGCGATTGTGTTTCACGTGTTGTCATCGTTAGAAGATCCCACTGAGGAAGCCACCACCGTCGTCATCGCTCGAACCGTTGTCCGTCACGGACACACGGCCCTCCTGTACGCTGTTGTCGTACTGTGAGAGGTACTGCTGGCTGAAGCCAGCGTCACTTGCTACAGTACACCGGTTGTACGACTCGTCGATCGGTGGTGAGAGTTCGATCGTCGTCAGGAACCCATCACTTGCTCCACCTTGTAGCGACCGGCCTGATAGTCGTTGGTGATGGCGAGGCCATCGTCGCCGGTGTACTCGACCTCGGGGACGATGACGTGATCGTAGAGATCGATGTCAGCGTTACCGATGATCGTCACTTCGCCGAGATCACGCTTCTGGTCCTCTTGGACAGCAGCGTTAAATGCCTGCTGGTCTGCTTCCTCTTGGGACGAGATGTTGTCGTCCGTGAGGGTCAGTTCAGGCGCTTCTGGTTCCTCCTCACCGCCCTGAATCGATGATGCAGACGTGTGCGAAACCTGTGAGTGAACGTAGGATGCGCCCTGACCGAGTTCGGAGGCATTTCCGCTTGCCTCGAAGATCACACGGGACTTGTTGCGTGTCGATTCGCCCGAGTTGATCTTCGTGACGAGCGGTGTTCGCCAGACACGGTGTTCAGGGTACGGCTCGAAGCGGATGACACCGTCCCTGTCAACCCACCGGACGCCACCGAGTGAGTTGAGGAGGTCCTCCAGTGCGTCGATTAGCGGAAGCCCCCGTTCGGCGTTACCGAAGCGCCACGGGCGCTGGTAGTTGCCGACGAACTCACTTGCTGGTGCCAGATATGGGATGTACGGTGTTGCCCCATCCAGACTGGTTGCCACAGATCCGAACTCGTCTTCGAGAAGATCCTTTAGTACGGCGTGCGTGTACGTCGGATTCTCGACTTCGAGTTTGACGGTCTTTCGATGGAATACGTCTGCCATACCAGCAACTTCGAAGGTGATCACACCTTCCTTGTTCTGTTTGGCAGACATGACTTCTCCGTAGAAGACACGACGAGACGTGTTCAGGTCGTCACTCCACGGTTCTGTTGAGGACTCCGTGGCGATGTAGACTTCGGCATCAGCGCCGGGTGCGGGGTACACATCCCCCGGCTCCTCGGGAATACCCTTGAGAATTGCCTGTCCGATCTCACGACCAGTTCGACGTGTCGTTTCGATGCTCTTAAGCTGGAAGTTGGCCGTTCCACCGACCGTTGCCCATGCCGTTACATCCTGCGTAAATATTCCGGGCATACTTAGAGTCCTGTTCCGAAGCCACCGTAGACACCACTGAACCAACCTTCCTCGATAAGCTCCTCCAGTGGGGTCTGCTCGTCAACCTCGATACACTCGATCGTTGCGTCGTACAGCCAGTAGCCGTACTCGTTTTTCGCACGCTTGAACGTCGTGGAGGTGGACTGAACGATCACGTCACCGGACCATCGCTCGGTCCGAAGCTCGATGACGCCCTGTTTGGTGAGATCGTCGATCGTGTCCAGTTCCCACTCGGTGACGACACCGTCGATGCTGATACTGTCGGGGTTCCGACCAATCGTCTGCACGACGATGGTGTCGTCGATCGTCTCGTGCTCGACTGTCCGTTGCTCCGTGTCCACGTTGACAGCAGGATCGGCGTACGTGAAGTACAAAAAGCCGATCCGTGCTGGTTCTCGTCCGTATCCTGATGCTGACATAGTTTAGCTCCGTTTATCGTCCATCTTCGTATCTCCGCTGCTCTGCAACCGAGTTCCGTGCAATCCGTCCGATCTGACGGGCGCGTCGGTCGTCAATATCGCTCCCATCGCCTTGGATGTTGACGTTGACCGTCGTACCGCCAGTGGCTGTGGTTCGTCCACCACCAGTCTGTGCGCCAGTGTTCACGTCCGCGTCAGCGAACATGTGCTGTGGCACGACCATCTCGTTCGAGTGGAGGTAGGCCAGTCCAGACCGCTGGATGAAGCCACCCTTCTGGAGGACGGGGAGGTCGAAGACGTGCTCGTCAACCAGCCCTGCGGTTCCACCGACAACGGCACCAGTTACGGTCCCGACACCGGGGATGACCGATCCGGCTGCTGCTCCGGCTGCTGCTCCAGCGAGCACCGAGCTTCCAGTGCCCTGAATACCATCGCCACCACCCTGACGACCAGATTGACCGCCAAGGCGTCCGAGGATGTTGTTGATTCCTCGCATGATGCTCTGGTACAGTTGCCCGAGTGCAGACATCGGGTCGGTGAACAGCAGGATGACCCAGTCGATGATGCCTTTGACGGTGTCGATGATACCATCAATGCCATTCTGAATGGCGTTCCACCACTTCTGACGCTTCTGCGGGTTCAGAATGAGGCCGATTGCCTCACGAACTGCGAGCAGGGTTGCGAGCAGTGGTGAGAGTGGGAGCAGGATCGCCATGATCGCTGCCTTACCAGCCGGTCCGAGGTTGTCGAACCAACTGATAGCGCCCTCGACTGCGCCAGCAAGCTCGTCCCAGTACTCCATCAGAAGGAGCAGGAGCAGTCCGATGCCAACGATGATGGCACCCCATCCGGAGCCAACCAGTGCTGCGGTGATCGCTCCGATAGCTGCGATGGCGATGACCTTGAGCCAGCCGAACCGCTTCCCGAGCATGTAGATGGCTGCTGCTGCAAGCCCAAGTGCCACGATGATGGCACCCCATCCAGAGCCAAGGAATGCTGCGGTAATTGCGCCGATTGCTGCGATGACACCGGCTGCCACCGGCCCAACAACCTTTTCGAGGTTGATCAGGGCTGCGATCAGGAGGCCAACTGCCACGATGATCGCTCCCCATCCAGAGCCGAGGAATGCAACCGTAATGGCTGCTACGGCTGCGAGGATGGCCTGCGTTGTCGTGTCGATCACGTCAGTGAAGCCGAGCATCTCTGACGCAAGCAGGGCAATTGCTGCCACGACAGCTACGCCCGTAACGATCTGAAGCGCGGAGAGGCTTGCCACGGCACTCCAGACGGCTCCGGTGAAGCCCTCAGTGACGATCGTTGCCGTCGTCTCGGCACTGATGAGGCCCCACAGTCCGCCGGTGTTGATGATCAGTTCGGTGATCATCGCGCTCAGAACACCGATCACACCGAGTGCGCTCGTGACGAAGCCACCCATCGCTGTGACAGCCGACCACATGGACCCTGTGAAGAACGATCCAGCGAAGGCTGCGAGAAGCAACGTACCCGTCATGAACTCGATCACGCGGGTGAACGTGTCACCGACACCGACCGCGTTGCCCATCGCATCAGTTGCGTCAGTGATGCCGTCGATGAGCGGACCGAGGTTGTCGGACACGAGGGAGATCAGTGGTTCGAGGAGTCCGAGCGCGTCCAGCACGAGGTACAGCCCGGCTGCGAGGACGATCAGACGCCCCATCGCAACGAGGCTCAGGTGTGCGAACCTGACCATCGAACTGTTGGTGTTCCGAACCGACTTCTGGTACGCCTCGAACACAGTGTCGGACTCTGCAACAGCACCATTCATCGCGTCGAGCGTACTCGTGACGGTGGCTGCTGCCTCGAACGCCGAGTCGAGCGTACTGACCATCTTGATCAGTGCTGCGCCAGCGAACAGGGCACCACCTGCAACTGCGATGAGGACGTTCGACACGTCACCGAGCATTCGCTCGAATGCGATCATCGCACCGAGCAGGAGGCTGAGTACGTCGAACACCATTGCGAGTGCCGGGAACAGCACGCTCATGGCACCCGTACCAGCTTCCGTCAGCAGGACGCTGAGGCGGAGGAGTGCGTTAGCGAACTGCGCCATTGCTGGTCCGGCCTCGCTTGTGATCTCCCCGATGAAGGCCATAAACTCGGGGAACACGTCGATGAGCCAGATCAGGAAGCCTTCGAGGACCGGCAGTGCTCCTGCCATCATCTGCTTGAGTCCGTCGATCATCGAGATGCCACCTTCAGTCGCATCCGAGAAGCCGAGGACCGCAGCACGGAGGTTGAGGAGGAAGTCCTCGACAACGTCCATGTTGAGGAGGGCTGCTGCTGCCTCCGCGAACATGTTGATCAGTGCAACGAGATCACGGAGGACGGTCACGAAGATACCCTGTGCGCCGAGGCCACCGATTTCGACATCTTCGAGTGGAGCGAGGGCATCGATAATGGCCTCCTTGAGGCCCCGCATGATGACCATGAGGGCATCGCTGGTGGACTCGATCTCGGCGAAGTTATTCTTCAGATCCTCGACGAATCCGATCGCGCCAACAGCGAGCAGTGCTCCGAAGGCACCAACGACAGCCAGTATTGCGCCAGCGAGTCCGGCCAGTACTGCGATGAACGGACCAACAGTGGCGATCAGGGCCGGGATCGTGACCAGCAGGTTGCTCATGCTGACGTTGAACGGACCGAGGTTCGCGGAGAGGTTCTGAACAGCAGGTGCTGCTGCTGAGAGGGAACGTGCGAGGTCCTCAACGTCCTCGTCCAGTTCTTCGACTGCGTGCTCCATGTTCCGGGCTGAACCGGACGCCAGCGTCATTGTGGCGATCATGAAGCCCAGTGTGGTGTTACTCTGGACGGCACCCTCTGAGAGGTCACCGAGCGCCTCTCGGGTACGACGGAAGCTACGTGCGGTGCCACCGTCGCCACCACCGCGCATGTCCATGATGTCGCCTGTCATGCCACCGGTGATACCCTCACCGATGCCACCAGCACGAACGCGAGCACGTCGGCCAGCATCACGAACACGGGTCGAAGCTCGATCGAGCGCGTCACTCAGGCGTGAACTGCTTTCCGTCGCATCGCCAGTGCGCTCGTGGAACTCACGGAGTTCGTCCTGCGCCATCGTGACCGGCTCGTTGAGGCCACCCATGAGTTGATCGAAGTCGAGTGCGCCCATGTCGATGGCTCGACCACGCTGTCGGAGGCTGAGATCCTCCTGCATCCCGACGAATCCTTCGCCGAATGCGCCGGGTTCGGCCTCCATGACTTCGTCTACCGGAATCTGCCCCGACATATCGACGCCCATTCCACGGAGCGTCCCTGCGGTCCGTGGCGTATCGAAGCGTCGGTTGAACCGATCAGGCGTGTCGATGCCCTCTCCCGGTGGCAGGGCTGGCACACGATCCACATCTGCCATCTGCCGACCGAACTCCTCGGCAGCTTCGTTGAAGTCACCGGCTTCGATTACTGCACTAAGGGCTTCGCCAAAGCTACTACCGATGTCAGAGCGTCGTGAGAGGGCACGGGCGAGGTCGCCTGCCTGTCGTTCTCCACCGAGCGTACTTGATAGACGACCGGCGTTGACGACGCTTTTGCCACCACCGGGGCTGAGTCCTTCAGCAAGTCTGCGTCTAAATACGTCGCCACCGGTATCGATGCGTCTAAACGGATCAGAGATACCTCGTCCACCACCCATCGCGCTCTCGCGCTCGTCGGCGATGGATTGCATGGTGTCCTCAGCATTGTCCAGCGTGTCCATCGCGTTCTCGAACTCGCGCTGGTCGCCGAGGAAATCACTAATGGGTGCGCCTCCACCTCCGCCACGTGGGATAATATCATCGAAACGATGCTCGAAGTCGTCGATCTCGTTTCGCATCTTGGCCCACGATTCGTTCAACTCGTCGATGTTGGTATTAACATCGATGTCGAGGTCGTCAACATCTTCGATCCCCTGAAGCGATGAGTTGAGGATCTGCACAGAACCGGCTGCTGCACCGGCATCTGTGACGATGTCTTCCATCTCCGCCTCGACTTCTTCGAGTTGCTCGTCGGCGTCTCTGGACGCGCCAGAAAGTGAAGCGACAGCTTCGGTGGCACTGTCCATCGCCTTCTCCATATCTTCGGAGCCTGCTGCTGCCTTCTGTGTGGCATTCGCAGCGTCTTGGAGACTACGCTCTACGGATTCTCCAACCTCATCGAGGTTGGTTTCTCCAAGGATCTCTCCTACTACGGACCAATCAGCCATGAATTAGGTGGAACAAGTGGGGTTAAAAGTTGTTGCCGGACAACGCTTCGCGTCCGGTCTTATTCGTGGGTCGTGCCTGTGGATTCCCCTGTTTCGGTCCACCGGCACCACGCCGTTGCATGCGTTGCGCACGCTGCTGCTCCTTCTTCGCTTCTTCACCGCCGGATTCCCGGTAGATGTCAGCGTGTAGGAGTGTCTTTACCTGAATGTCGCTGAGATCCTCCAGCCGAGCATCCCGAACGACTTCTATCTCTCCGCTTCCGTCACACCGCTCGCACGTCTTCGTGAGGACGCCCGTGATGCCGAGTTCTCGTCCAAGAACCTCAGCAGTGAGGTCGATGGACTCGGTGCCCTCGCCCTCACATCGCGGGCAATCGAACTCCTCCTCTATCGTGAACTGATAGCCCGCTTGGTGGAGCGTTAGGAGTTCTTGTCCGAGTCCACCGCGTGAAAATCTTTGATGGAGCCAGTCTCCTCGAAGGACATCTCGATGACCTCAGACCCGATCTCGAACAGCGTCTCGAAGTCGAGTTCGGCCACGATCTCCTCGAAGTTGTGACTCGTCAGTTCGTCGTGGTTCATCGAGGCAACGCAGATGTTCTCGAACGCGAGGATCGTGTCCCCGTTGACGTTCGAGAGCATGTTCTGCTCCTCAGCCATCTCCTGCGCTTCGTCTTCGTCTTCGGCCTGCGAGAGTGTCTCCAGCATCGCGTCAGGGAGCCGGTTGATCTCGTCGAGCAGGGTCTTACGGTTAACGACCGTCAGTTCGACGTTCAACTCGGCACCAGACTCGTGCTCAAGGGTGTACTCGCGTACCTCGTTTTCGGATTCCGTTACTCGCTTGTAGAAGTCCATCGCGTCAACGTTACTCATTGTTGTATCACTTGGGTTATGTGGGGTGGAGAAACAGTCGGAGTGGGTTGCCCCCAAAGAAAGGGATGGGGTGCGACAAAGAAAGGGGTAGCTGGTGTGGGATTACTCGTTGTTGACTCGGCTGGACGATCCGTCGAATCCACCGCTGGAGACGTATGCGTCCTCTGCCTCGAAGTCCCACGAAGTCGAGGCCACGTCGTCGGCAGGGATGTCGCGTGACATGCCCGTGACGATGACGTTTTCGAGCGTCCACGTGCGAGCGTTGGTCGCTGCGTTAGCAGACTCGTCGGGCTGCTCCTCCTTGACCGTCATGGTCACTCGCTTCGGCTCACCGGCCTCGTGGTAACTGGATTCGCCCGCTGTGTAGAACAGCTTTGCGCGAATCTTGTCCTGCGATCCGTCGTATTCGAAGGAGCCGGAATACCGGAGGCCAGTCGTTGCGATGTTCGCCCGAAGGCTCTGATCCGTCTGCACGTCCGTCGTGTTGACTTCGATGTCGAACGAGACGTTCGTGACAGCGATTTCGTCGCCTGCGGAGTTGGGAATCTTAACGACTGCTTCCTGACCGGTTACTCGGCTCGTGTGTTCTGGTGCTGGCATGTTAATTCACCTTACGTGTTGATCGTGATGCTGACATCCACGCGCTTTACGATGCCGTACGGCGTGATGCCAAGGTCGATGCCCACGGTGTCTGAATCGACCTCGTAGACATCGACGAAGTAGTTGTCGGTGATGAGCCGATCCTCGTTCAGGCCCTTCAGTTCCGACTGGATGGTGGACTGAACCGTGTCTCGCGTCCGCTCGTCGTTGATCCGACCGATGATGGAGTCACCAACGGTCTTGGCGATGAGGATCGCCTGATCAACGATACGACGACGCCAGTAGTCACGGACCCAGTCCGTCTCCGTGGACGTGGAGATGTTGTCATTGATCTCGATCGAACCACCCTGCGGTGGCTGTCGGATCGGCATGACCTGCACGTCCCGAAGGTCGTCGGCCTCGCTCTTACTGAGCTTCTGGTCGAGATCGTCTACCGTGAGGTTGTCACCGTAGATCGATCCGCCGGGACCGAGTGCTGCGCCTGCCATGTAGCCCGAGAGGGCACCAGTGATGGTGACCTTGGACTCGTCCTTTCGGGCAGGAGCGTGGAGGAACATCGAGTCGTTGTCGATGCTATCCGTGTAGGCTCCGGTGTCGTAGTAGGCACCGTTGTCCTCAGTCTGGTTCCCGTTCGGCTGTGCAGCCTGCACACCCATAGCGAGCTTGTACTCGCCACGGAGAGTATTCACGGAACCGGAGAGGTTGGTTGCCTCGTCCTCTGCCTCGAACAGTTGCGCGATGATGCCCGTCTCCTCGTCGCCGATAACCGTCTCGGCTTCGGTGCGGGCAGACGCAATGTCCGGGTAGTCGTAGTCCACGTTGAAGTCCGATTCTGCGGAGTTGATCTCCACCTCACCCGTAATGGGGTTGATGAAGGCAGTGTCCGTATCTCCCGGAGATGCTGGAGGACTGTCGTACCGGAACTCGACATCGAGGTCGATGGTATTGACAGTGTCCGTGATCGTAATCGTGGACAGGTCTTCGATGATCGGTGCGTTAGCGAGCGTGAAAGACGTGCTCGTGAAGTTCTCGTCCGTGACCGTCGTAACCGACGGCATGACGCCGTAGAGGAAGTCGATGTTGGCACCGTTTGCGAGAGCATCCTTCATCTGCTCTGCAAGCTCGGAGCCATCACCGAACTTATTGTCAGCATCGAGACGCGAAGCAACCTGCGTGGCCGTGTTGACCGATGCAGATCCGTTCGCGGGATCTCCGATGCCGACGAGCACGAGCTTCTGCTCACGACCGACGGCTACGCCTGTGATAGCGCCACCGGCGGTCGTGACCTTCACACCCGGAAAGTCGCCATAAGTTGTTGTGCTTGCCATTGTTGTAGTGTTATGTTAGTTGTTGTCTGCTGCCGATTCAGTGTTCGGCGTGGCGTCGAACTCGATGATGACGCCGTCTGCTTCGAAATTGCCATCGGAGGGCGTTACAACGTTGGCAACGTAATCCTCCGCACCATACTCCACTGCTGTGTTGACCGTCTCGTGGAACCAGACCTCACCCGTCTGTCGCCACCGACGAAGTGCCGGTGTCATGGACAGATCGTTCCTGACCCCACCGTCGCCCATCATGAACTTACCGACTTCATCAAGGCGTGTCGTAGGGTCATCGGGGTCAGGCAGTGGTTGACCACGCTGCTGATCATCGTACTGATAGAGCGCGTACCTGACTGCCTCGCCGATCTCGTGTGGGTCGTACTGACCGCCCTCTGCGGTCCACACGTCGATCTGGAAGGGCATCTCGAACTTGGACTCGTAGATCCGACCAATATCGTTGCCCTGATCGTCTGTCGCGTAGCCGACGAGGTCGGTATTGTGCGGGGACGACCTAACCACATCGTTTGTTGTTACCTCAACGATTGGCGGGCGAAGGTTCGCCTGACCACCATCAGAATCGACTTCGTAAATCGAGTACGTTGTCGAATCTGGTAGGCGACCGGACTCCCGAAGGGCAGTCACGATCGATTCCAGTGTGGTATCAGGTCGAACCATGTATTAGAGATCGAGATTGAGTTCGTCGAGTTCGTCAGCAACTTCCTCCTCGATAGAGTGAAGATTGCGGTTCAGTGCGTTCTGCATGAAGTGCTTCCCTTCGACACCGGGGTGGACAACGAACTGGAAGTCCAGTTCGTCCATCATTTCAACCTGATCAGGACCGAACGGAAGCGAATCGTATCCCTCACGTGGGATCACGTATCCGCCACCACTCGGTGCATTGATTGTGGCCTTCGATGGGTCCGACGCTCGTGTGCTTGTACCGAACTCGTGGTACTTGACCAGATCACTGGTCGAAACGAGGAAGTGTCGGTTCCACGCCTGTTTTTCGTGTCGAATCGTTCGCGCATCGGACTCGGGGACCGTTCGGCGAGCACCACGTTGCGCGTCCGGGACAACGTCGTCCCGCATTGCGGTGCTGATACCGGACGAGATCCGATTCTTCGGGTCAAAACGACCCTGTGGTGATCGGAACTGCCCAGTCTCAGGGTCCTGTGGTGTTCGCTGCTGTCGTCTGGACTCGAACTTTTCCGCAAGTTCCTCCAGTTGATCAGCCAGTTCCCTAAAGTCTCGTCCCCATGACATGATTACTCGTCGTCGTAGTCAGACGGGGAGAACTCGTCCGGTGCGGTTGTGTCGTACTTGTCGTCGTACCGACCTCGGTCGCTACCGAAGCCAGAGTTGACCGCAACTGTGAAGTTGCCGTGTCCGCCAGATCCACTCTCGATTAGCCCCTCGACAATGCGCTGGTACTCGTCGAGGTATCGAGAGGAGTACTCCGTGATCGTGCCACCGCCCGATTGCATGTCACCGATCGTTACGTCGGATGGTTCCTCGGCAGCGTGCGTCAGCACGTGTGTTGCGAGGTTGATGACAGCAGATCGGTGGGAATTGCTGATTTCGTCGGGGTCGAAGGACGAGCCGTTGTTCACGTCAAGCTCCAGCGATGCTTCTGCGTGGAACAGGGCCTTCCGCTTCTCCTCAGACGAATACTCGTCCGGTCCGGAGAGCGGAACGTCCTCCAGTTCGACGTACTTGGGTTGGTAGTCTGTTTCGACGGACATGTGTTATGTGCGCGACGGTGGAGCAGTCTGGTGCGCCCCACTCAGTCGCAGCGGAGTTGGTGTTGAACCGACAGCGAGGACAGCGTTAGCCCTCGATCTTGACGCAGGCGTTCGGATCGATGGCGAGCCAGCCGATCCGGGTGTACACACGGTACACGTCGGTCTGCGTGCGGTCTTCGCGGTACTCCTCGGACGTTACAGGCTCCCGCTCGCCCTCGTATCCGTAGAAGTCCGTGTCCACCATGACAGCACCGGGGTTGTTGTTACCGGTGATGTCGAAGTCGTCGTCGGCCTCGACCACGTCGAAGCCTGCGATCCGACCGATCTGGCCGGAACGACGCATCTCGCCCTGCATCTCGCTCGCTTCGAGGAAGTTGGCGTCCTGAAGCAGGTCGTGCGCTGCGTCCAGATCCGCGATCAGGAGATCGGGATCGTAGTTGTCCTGCATGAGGGGCTGGCGTCCGGCCAGCACGTCGTCGTACGTGAAGACCCCGTCAGCGTCACCCACAGTGCCACGGTTGTTGGCATCGATGACCTCGAACGCCTGACGGTTCATCTCCTCCGACATCTGTCGGGCCTGACGATCGACCTGATCGCGTACCACGTCGATCATCGAGTCCTCGACGGCCTCGTGGGTCAGTGCAACCTCGAAACCGAACTTGTCGAAGGTGAGGGACTTCTTGCTGTACGTTTCCTGCTCACGCGGGAACTCTGCGCCTTCGGCAACAACGTCGGGGTTGCCGATCTCGTCGTCCGGGACGGGGAACTGCACCGTGTTCGAGTTGATGTCGGATGCAGGGTAGTCGCGGAACGCCTGTCGCCAGACGAGGTTTTCCTGCGTGATCTCCTCGACGCGGTCCCGAAGAATCGGGTGCGTGAGGCGGAAGTCGTCGATGTCACCGACCTTGACGGCCAGTTCCTCAGCGTCCATCTCGGAAATATCGTAGTCTGTCATTGTGTTATCTTGTTAGTTGTAGAACCGCTCAGTTCTCGTACCGGATGAGGGCGATCGTCTCGCCGGACTCGCTGTCCACTGCCTCTCCTTCGAGAACGCGGTAGTCCGTCTCGTCGTCGTCGAGCACGCCTGCTGCGCCCTCGCCAACGGTGTCGCCAGCAGATACGTCTGCTGAATCGAGGACACGTGCCCACACGATACCGTGCATAACCGCCTGCACGGGATCGCCGGACGATGCGCCCTCTGCGAGGATCGCGTCGGACTCGCCACCATCGGTTGTCAGTTCAACGTTTACGTGGTCGCCTGTCGAAGCCCGACCAGTAACGACAACTGCTTCGCCACCGACGGCATCTGCGTTGTTGTCATTCTCGTCGTACACGACAGTGACCTGATCGCCGTGACCGAACTCTCGGTCGCCACCTTGAAGTGCCATTGTATTATGTTAGTGTGTTGTTGACTGTTTACTCGGCAACGACGCTCTCAACGTCGAGGCCCATCTCGTCGAGGGAGATGTCTCCCTCACGAACCTTCTCTGCCTGACGGTAGAGCTTACCGTCTTCGAGGTGCTCCGCAACAGCCTCACGGAGTTCCTCCTCAGTTGCCTCTGTCTCGGCGTCCTCGACGGACTCCGAAAGCTCCTCGGGGTCTGCCGAACCGCCTTCCGGCTCGGGGTCCTCAGTGGACTCGCCGAGTTCGGAGGCAACGGACGCCTCGTCGTGAGACTCGACCTTGTCGCGGAGTTCGAGCGGAGTGAACCGCTCCTGAAGCTCCTCGGCCTCGAATGCGGAGTACTCTGCGAGTTCCTCCGAGAAGACCTGACCGATGTCGTCAACGAGGCCCTGAAGCTCCTCGTGCTCGTCCTCGGTCAGCACGACGGCCTCGTCGTACTCCCGAAGCTCGTCGAGGCGGTCCTCGTCAACGTCTTCGAGTGCTTCCTGATTCTGTGCGAGTTCGTCGAGCGAACTGTTCAGGTTGTCGAGACGCTCCGAAAGCTCGTCGGCCTCGTCAGCCTTGTCTCGGAGAGACTCCACGTCGTCCTGCTCGATTACGACCGGCTCGGACATCTCCTCGATGTCATCCTCGGTCGCGTTGTCATACTGGATCGTATCTGTCATGATTGAATCGTTGGTGTTGTGTGAATGATCGCTTAGTGCAGCAACAGTCAGGGTACTCTGCTCGTTCTGAGCGTCATCGTCCGTGGTGGCTGCACTGTTTTCCTCGGAGTCCTCACCATCGGACTCCATGTCGATTGGTCGTTCTCCCTCGGGCCACTCCTTGTTCAGAGCCATGAGCTTCTCCTTGAGGGAATCCTCACTCACGCCTCCTCGGGCACCGAGTTGGTGCGCTGCTGCAACGTTACCCGCTCGGAGGTTGCCCTCTGCATCGACCACGGGGTAGGACGAGTCGGACTTGGTGTCGTCGGGGAACAGGTAGTGCTGTTCGTAGTCGTCGTTCGGGATCTCACTCTCGTCGAGCTTCCCGTCAGACTTGCCGTCGAAGGTGACGCCTGCAACCGACTTGAGTTCGGCCACATCGCCAGCTTCGTCGCCCTCAGACATGTCCTCCTCGTCGTCCTTGTCCTTACCCATGCCGTGTCCAGACATGTCCGCCTTGGACTCCGGAACGGTCAGAGAAGCCTGCGGTGATGGTGAAGCCGGTCGAAGTCATTTCGCCAGACTCCATACCCATGATCTCCACCATCGCCACGTTCTTCTCGTCGTCCACGTGGACGATCTTGCCAAAGAGATCCGGCTCAACCTGCCATCGGACCATGTCGCCTTCTTCCCACTCGGGAGTATCGCCGACAGTTTCCTTGGGCATGTTGGACTCATCGGGACGCTCCTCGTGGTCCCCATGAAGCCGGTTCTCGGACTCGTCCACGTGTCCGTCAGGTCGCGGAGCACCCTGTTCGAGGGTTGCCACCGCATCGCCCGACGGACCCTGTGCCATTGCCACGGCACCGCTCACGTCCAGTCCACCGATCTCGGCGGTGTTGGACGGAGCAGCGCCCTGTGAGACGACGCTGAGGTTGTCGAAGACAACGTTCGAGGTGCGAAGGGCACCAGTGTCCTCGTCCTCCTCAAGCTCGTCTACAGGATCGTGGTAGGCACGAGCACTGACTTCCTGAATACCGGCTGCGATGTCTTGGGCGAGTTCCTCGTAGTGAGGAGCAAGCTCGGCCTCGTACATCACACCGACACCAGACTTGTAGTACGCTTCGGTAACCGTACCGACTCGTCCGTCAGTGTTGTTTTCGTGGTCCTTTACCAGAGGCTGACCTTCGAGAGTTTCAGCAGCTTCCTTGAGTTCCTCAGCAGGCCAATGCTTCTTGATCCCGGAGGAACCGACGGTTACGTCGCCAGCACCGAGAGCGACACCACTGATCGTGTAGGGACCATCGGAATCAAGTTCCGAGGAGAGGTGCGCTGTGCCGATACCGGCGAACTCTGCTTCACTCATCGAAGATCACTTAGCGGTTTGCGAACGCAGCGCCGTTCTGAGCGGGATCACTGGCATCGTGGAGCTTGACGGTTGCCTCCACAGACTCTCCAGTGTTGGTACCTTCAGTTTCTGAAATCTGTACTGCTACGACTCGGGACATCGCCTCTGTTCCACGAGTCTCATCGGTAGATGAAGCGTCGATGCCTGACTCAGAGAAAACGGTTGCGTCCATTGACGCAAATCCGTTGCTCTCGACCTCAGACACTTCATCGTTCGAATCGACCTTTACCTCGACATCTGCCGAGGTAGAATCTGTGTTAGCGGAGTTGAACTCGATACGGAGTGCGTCATACCGTGGGTGTCCACGGAAGTACACTGTCTCCGTACCCTGATCCGCATGCCATAGTTGTTGTGTGTTGTTAGAGTTGGATTCGTCCGCGCTCGTACGCTGTCACGAAGTCCTCCCAGTCCATCGTCCGGATGGTAGACTTCGATCGTTCACGACGGTAGACCGCATGACCGCCGAGGTCACCGAGAAGTTCGCACCGAGTGCCGTCCATCGTGAACCATGTTCCCGCCGAATCATCGATGTTGAACGGGAGCATGTCGTCAGGGACGTAGCGACCCTCATGTACGAACTTGTCTTCGTCGGATGCGAACTCATCGTAGTTGATCTGTACCGTCGATTTGGATCTGAAATCTTCTGCGGACATAGGATTCACCCTTCTCGGGGGTAGTCGGCTGCTGTGCAACCGCGACATACCGCAAACCGCTGTTAGAGAGCCTCAGAACCGGTTTCTCCAACGCTCCGTGCCAAGCATTTCGTCCTTGAAAGCAGCACAGATGCGCCGAGAACCGATCTCAGACATGCACCCTGTGAAGGTGCCACCCATCGAGGACCACGCATCGAGCGCGATCAGACGGGCAGGTTCGTCGGCGTCCTCCCACGAGTCGGGCCACGAATCGAAGCCCACTCCGGGATCGTCAACGCCGGGAACACTCAGAAGTTCGTCCTTGCCACGTTGAAGCTCCTCGTAGTCGTGAGCATCGTTGATGGTGTAGTACACCATCGCCATCTCAGCGTCGTCGAGGTCTTCTTCGGGTTCATCCGGAACTTCTTCGGTTTGGAGTACGTCTCCACGTTCCGCGTTGTTCAGTTCGCTGGCACTGAATGGTTTGGAACCACCAGTAGCGCGAGCGACGATATAGACGTTCTCGCCGTCTTCTCCAACTTGCTCCGTCTCGTCTTCCTCAGTAGGCCAATCGACTGGGCCATCAACCTTGCCGACGATAACACCGTAGTTACCCTCGGAGTATTCGACCCAGTCTCCTTCACTGTAGTCTTGGAGAGATGCGACTGATCGGTCAGAAATTCGTGCAATGCGAAGGTTTTCCTTACTCATTGTTGATCACCGGAACGATTTCAGTCCGGCAGTTGAAGTGGAACGGGGGAACGGTCGGAAGCGGATCGAAGCCGTCGAACAGCAGCGCGTCTCGTGTCTCGGACTGGAACTGCTCACCGAGGGTTTCCTCGACATCGAACATGGCTTCTGCGTGATCGTCACACGCAATGCTCTCACACAGCGGTGTCGTGTTGGCGTTACAGGGATTGATTAGTTTCACACCAACGATGTCGGGGTGACGATCGTACTCGGCCATCTTGAGGGAGTTGACAGCCGACATGATCTCCGTTCGAGCCATCGTTTCAGCCCGATTCCGGAGCTTCTGGTCCGTGTGTGACGTTTCGAGACGCTCGGCCACCCACTGCGGAGACTCGCCGTGTTGTACTGCTTGACGCAGGTTCACGGTTGCGAACTCCAGCAGATCGTCGGCTGCGTTCTCGAAGTTGTCAGCCATGTTGCTCGACAGGAACCGTGCTCGCTGTCGATGACGGGCCGACATGTCCACGTCCATTCGGGGAGTGTGGTTGTCCTGTCCGAGGGTGTCGAGTGTGGACTCGATTGCGTCCTCGAAGTGATCACGTGAGCGAGCATCCACTCCCGCGTCGTCGAGACGCCGTTGGACGGCGCGTGTGACCGCACGATCCATTTCTTCGGCGTCCCGGAGTGGACGGTCGTCTGCTCCACGAAGCGTCTCAGTGAGTCGCTCACGGACTGTGAGAAGCTCGTCGTAGAGCAGGTC